ATAATTTCCTGATGCAATATTGCTTCGACCTATTGCTACAGAATACTGACCCGATGCTGTAGTTTGAGCACCTAAAGCTAAAGTGCCTAGATTACTAGATAATGTATTAGATCCAATTGCCGTTGCGTAAGTGCTTGAGGCTTTTGCCTGATACCCCATCGCAATACTATTAGCACCAGTGGCACCGTAGCTTGAACTGTTGGTTGCTATAGCGGCTGCGAGACTGTCTGTGCCAGAAGCACGAGAACCACCCAACGCCATTGCGCCACTACCTGTAGCTGTAACAGAGCCATTTGCACCTGAGTTCATACCTATTGCGGTACTGTAGGTAGAACCTGCTGTTACTCCAATGTTACCTATAGCAACTGATCTTTCTCCACTAGCAGTAGAAGCAACACCAAGAGATAAAGAATAGTTTGCAGTAGCCTGTGAAAGAAAACCAAGTGCTACTGCATATGTATGAGTAGCATCTGAACTGTCTCCAATAGATATACTTCCTGACCCAGAAGAAACCGCACTGCTTCCAATAGCTACAGCATTAGCACCACTTGCAACAGGAGTAGTGGCACTTGAAGCGTTGTCACGGTAAAGATCAGGATCTCCACCAGCATCTGCGAAGGTTACAACTCCAGAACCGTTTGTAGTAAGCACCTGATTGGCACTTCCGTCGGATGTTGGTAGGGTGTAGGTTTCTGAGATGCGTACTGTTTGAGTGCTACCTCCGACATTAACTTGATCGGTTGCAGTAGATGTAACATTAACTCCAAGAGACATAGAGTTACTGTGTGTTGCATCAGCTTGATAACCAAAAGAGGAAGACCTTAATGCAGTTGCTATAGAGTAACTCCCTATAGCTTGAGATTCTTGTCCTGTAGCTTCAGTAAAGCGACCAATGCTAGTAGCAGAAGTAGCTGTGGCTTTAGTCCGATACCCAATAGCAATACTATTAACACCCTGTGCGCCGTAGGTTGCTGTGTTGTTGTCTATAACCGCCGCAAAGCTACCACCACCAGAGGCAAGAGACTGACCAAGTGCTACGCTTTCAGATCCCGTACTTTGAGCATTTGAGCCAATAGCTAAAGCATCTGTACCTGTAGCATCTGTGTTCCGTCCGATTGCAATTGTAGATGAAGCAGTTCCAGCAACTGCACTTTCACCTATAGCTATAGAAGAAACTCCTGATGCTGTTCCATCTGAAGCTGCAAAAGCTAAAGCTGCACTAGCTACTGCGTCAAACCCAAGTGCTATTGAGCTAGTACCACTAGCTTCAGCTTGCGTACCAATAGCTACAGCATTTGCACCACTTGCTGTTGGATCAGTAGCACTTGAAGGATTAGCAGCGTACAAGTCTGCACCCACTGAGGAGAATGAAAGTGCGCCAGAGCCATTTGTAACAAGAGCGGTTCCCGCCGCGCCGTCAGCCGTTGGTAGGGTGTAAGCGCCGTTGACGTTTAGTGTACCAAATACTTTTACACCGCTAGAGGATGTTTCAAACTTTTTAATTCCGTTTGTGTAAAGTTCAACGCTGCCGCCACTTGCCATAGCGATATACGTTTTGGTTCCCGCACTGCTATCTTGAATGTAAATATCGCCGCTGTTTTTAACTAAAAGTGAACCAGTGCCAGTGCCAAGAACATTTTTCATTGTCCCGTCAGAATATATCTCGACCTTACGACTTGACCCAAATGTAGCCTTTGCGTTGTCAGCAAACTCTAACGCGCTATCGGATTTATCCCAAAAGGCGCTGTAACTATCACCTGTAAAAGTTACGTCACCAGTAAACGTGCCACCCGCTTTTGGCATTAAGGTGGAGGTGTCTATGCTGCCCCAAGCGTAATCCGAACCATTCCAGTTAAGGTATTGCCCACTGCTCGCACCGCTTACATTTATGTGAGCATCTACAAGCGGATTTACGTTCCCCGCGTCTGTTACGTCCGCCCCTGTCTCAATACCACCAAGTTTAGTGTTTAACGCGGTGGTGTAGGATGCGGTGGTGGCGTCCAAAACGCTGGAATACGCTTGTACGTCGGAACCAATAGCTACGCCAAGGTTCGTGCGGGAGGTGGACGCATTGGCTAGATCAGACAGGTTATTGGATGGTTGTAGGATGTCCTCGGCGGCGGCGGTAATGAATACGCGAGCGCTACCTGACAAGTTAATAGCAGAACCTGAGTTAGAACTTTCACTGGGCGTGCGAGATAGGGTAGTGCCAGAAGCTGTATAAGTCCCTGTACCAATCTCAAAATTAGCCCCATCCTCTATGGTGTACCTAACTGAATTACCGTTAGTTACCCCTGCGGCCGCAAAACTTTGATAGCCTGAAACAGGGCTACCCAGAGTTATCGTGCCTGTCCCGGTAGTTGCCGTCGAGACGTAGGCTCTATTCTTTAAAACAGGCATATACGATCACCCCTATAATTTACGCGATACGGATAATAGCACTCGTAGCGTCTGCTGTTGGGAACTGAATTTGGAAATCTCCGTTAGACGAAGACTTATCAGAACCAAAATCTAACACTGCCACAGATGGGTTTCCTCCACCTGACTTGTAAATCAACGCCCCACGAGCTGTAATTGTGGAAGAAGTCCATGTAGTGTTAGAAAAACTCAAAAACACTGTAGTTCCTGATCCGCCATTTGTTGGGTTAGTTGAAATAGTCAACGTGTTCCCACCCGCGCTATACCCTGAACCTGATACCTCGTTAGAAGTAGTGTATGCAGTAGTCGCCGCAGCCAAAGAAGCGGATGAGGTATACAACGCGATTTTAAATGTTTGCGCTGTATTGCTGCTGAAGTCCATTTCACCGTCAAGCAGGGCTTGCTTGAAACTGGTACACATCGCCTGTGTTATAGCCATATCTAGTCTCCTTTAACTTACTGGCACTCGGAACTGTCCCGAGCGATAGGCGTCTTCACGTAATTTACCATCCCCAAGCGTTTTTAATAAAGCTATGGATTGCAAGTACATCTTTTCATAGTTCTCAATTACATCCGGTTCGCCTTTTAAGAACCGAATAGCTTCAATCAACGCGCCGTTTAACAGCGCAGAATCAAACTCGTCTCCGAGCCACGTATTATTGGCCGTAACAATAGACTCGGGGTAGTACCCATAATGAAGCTCTGCGGTGTAATCACCACTTGGTGTTGGGCCTAAGATAAAGGAATCATCGTCAAAATAAGCGTAATGTTTTGGAAGCCCCACTGATGTGGGTGTGGGGTACGCTTCTCTGATGAAGTTTACATCTTTGTTTATTAAGTAGTGATACGCGCCATCAGTATCTACCACCGCGAGCGAATACGTGTACAAAAAGTCTGTAGGAACGCTAAGATACTTGTTATTAGTAGTCAAAGACCCAGTAACGTTTCTACGTAGCGCAGGTATCTGCACTGTATTATATATCTTCTGTTCAGCCTGCTCAGTAAACATAGCGAGCTGGGCATCTGTGAATGAGTTCTCACAAATGTCTTCTATGTTGGTTTTCAGCTCGGTATAGTTCATAATTTATGCCATTGGCCCCCGTGCGTATAAGCCTTTGGTCGCTGCACCCGTGCCGCGTACCTTAACCTTACCGCCTTTAGCGTACCCTTTTTTAGCCATACCGCCTTTTTTAAACACGCCACGACCTTTTAACACGTCAGCTTGCGTTACCTTGCCATCCCCAGTTAGGTCAGTTAATTTTTTAGCCATTATTCATCTCCTATGTTACACTTACAACAACAGTACCCACAAATCCAGCGCCAACTAACGTGTTAGGTACAAGCTCAAACGGATCGTCACCGCCACCTACAGGGTTCCACCCCCACTGTATAGCTCTACTACTGGTATCACCTGACGCGGCTAGGCTTTGATCCGGGCGTGGATTGCGTATAGCTTGAGGATCATCGACAGGAAATTCACCCAACTTTAGCTGCGGATGGTCGGGACTCCAGCACTCAGGGCACGCCTTTATATTGGTGTCACGCCCCTTAACAAACAAGTTCTTTAGCTCCCGCAGCTTGTACTGGAACCCGCATACATCACAGAGCGCTAACGCTTTTTTACCTGATGCAAACCTATCCGCCATTACGCAATCCTACCTATTCTAGGCACAAAACGCGCAGCGGTCTTTTCCCTGTCTTCTCCTGCGGCCATCTCAAACTGTTCGTCATACACAGCCTTCAACATAGGGATACGATCTACTAACTCAGGAACCTTCATAGCAATGTGATAAGCTAACCCAGCAACAAGGCATGGGAAGAAACGGAAGTTCATGTCTGCTGTCTGTACCCCAGATCCAGCATCTTCAATACGGCGCATACGCCAGTAATACAGCACATAATTGTTATTATCGGGTACAGGCCACACGTTTACTTTAGGTGCATCACGCAGGCGTTCCACATAAAGCTGTATAGGGCGACCTTGTGTTAACTTGTTAGGTATAGATGCGTACGTACTTACACTGATTCTGCTTATGGTAAGATCAGATTGTGTCGTAGCATCACCACTGTTAGTGCGTATTTGGTGTTCAAGCAAATCAATAGTATCCGCTGGCAACGTGTACTGTGTAGTGCCTTTTACTAGGTTTATAGTGCCAGAATCAATGGTCCACATGTTAATGCCACGGTTCTGCCACTCAATAGTCATCAGGTTCATAGAACGCCGCGCAGTGCGCAAGTCATACCCTGAACGCATCTCACGTCCCGCACGCTCCCACGCTTCTTCCGCTATATCGGTGAAGTCCATGTCAAACGCTGTGGTGCCTGATGTAGTCATTTCTTACGCCTCTTTAGCGGAGCTACACGCTTGGGTTTGCCCGCTGGTTGTCCTAAACGCTTCTTCTGCGCTATACGCTTACTCTTCTCAGCCTTCGTCATTTCCCCGCTAGTTTTTGGAGTTTTGCTAGAAACTCGTTTAGATGGTCTACAGTACGGTGTACCACGGCTTTCACCTTCTTTACGACCACACGGCTTGCCTGTCTTAACATCTTTCCAGTCTTCCTTGAACCAACGCTTTAGTGCAGCGCCCTTTGCGGTTTTGCGAACAGCCATTACTTGCCTGCCCTCTTCTTCCTACATTTTGCGATAGCTCCACTCGCATACGCGCTCGGGAATACCTTATAGCTTGCCTTCACCTTACGGTAACACGCGTCCTTCACAGTGCCGCCCTTCTTGTAACCTTTGCTACATTTAGAGCACCCACAACCATCAGATTTGTAATACCTACGCATAACTACCTCATTTTACAGGCTTTGCCGCCACGGGCTAAACCATAACCACGAATTTTACCGCCAGCTTTTAGCTTCTTTTTTGGTGGCATGCGCATACCCCCCGGACGTTGCGTAAGATCAAGCGTGGCTCCGCCACCGCCGCCACGCCCGTACACGCCTTTGCGAACTTGGGATTCCTGTTTAACCTTATCCACATCAGGATTTAGCTTCCGTTGAAACTCTAGCTCCTTCTTAAAGGCGCGGTCTTTCATACGCTTTATTTCGTCATCGAAGTCCATGAGCTACCTTATCTTACAAACTTTACCACCACGAGCCATGCCGTAGCCGCGAACCTTACCACCTTTTTTGTAGCCTTTCTTCATCATACCGCCTTTGGCATAGCCTTTTTTCTTCATCATGCCACCTGCTTTCATCTTTTCAGGCTTAGTGGTTAGCCCAGTACCGTCAGCACGGGGTTGCAGAAGAGATTTTGTAGTCATTGCGTTGCCATCCCGCGTAGGTTTTAGGATCGACTTTGATTTAGACGTAGGGCGAGCTTTAGGTTTCATGCTGCGGGGGTCTGTAGGACGCTTCTTGGGCCTCATGCTGCGAGGATCTTTAGCTTCCATAGCCTCCATCATATTCGTGGTGCCCTCTTCGCTAATCCGATCCATAGCGGCATTACCACGTTCAACAGCGCGTTCATCAGGGCTAACCATAGTACCAGCTTGGTACTTTTTCATTTTGCCGCCTTTTTTATAGCCTTTACTCTTCATTTTCATCATCAGCGTCCTTGTATAAGTTGTTAAACACTCGGCCCGTATCCCAAACGTAATCCACGTCTTCTTTAGAACCGTATGAATGTTGATTTGGTTTGAAGTCTGGAGCACCTTGGCCCGTTTCAAACCACGCAGGGTGCGTAACACGGACCCGATTATTTGGTAAGGCTACTATGTTACCTGTGTACTCTCCAGCGTCTAACAATTCAAGCACATGGCTTTGTTTGTGCTGCGCTGGATCATCAGCCACCTCACTATCAGTATAATCAACAGTGAAGTAATACTTGGCGGGATAAAACTCGCCATCTACTTTGGCTATCCACGGTGCGGGAGAGGCGCGCTCTATCTTATACACACTGTGCGTGTGTGACATACAATCCCACGGTTGTGCTAAGTATGGTGGTAATTCAGCAGGCCATTCTTCTAGCGGTGTATCAGCGACCAACGCCGTAAGCGGCATACGCGCCCACATAGCTCCGCCATGAACGTTAGGTTCATCTGTGTCATCAGACTCACACCCAGTAAATATCACCTGAAAGCTTAAAGTCCGATTTGGCATTGTGGTTACTGCAACGACCATAGCGTGTAAAAATTCTCCGTGGTAGCCTTCTAAGTTTTTCGTATACTCCCTCCGCACCCATGCTTTAAAGTACGGAATACTACTTGTTAGGTATGGCATTAAGTTCCTTCTTGCGTTTTTTTGCAGCCTTCTTCTTCCGTTTCTGAGAAACTTTAGAGGGAGGCGATTGTATCTGCTTGCCCATCTGAGTACGGCTAATAGCCATCTAACAATTCCACTTTCGCAAGCTCTTATTGATGCGGCTATCAGGATCGTTAGCCGTCTTTGAACTTGTATTGCGCTTCTTCATGCCCTTCATGCGTGCGCAGAAAGACTTCCGCCGATTGGCAGCTTTAGAACCTTTTTTTAACTTGCTAGGCTTTGTGGTAACAGCGGTCTTCAACTTGCTGCCGGGGTTAGCTTTTCGATAGCTAGCAACGCCTTTGGCGTTCAACCCACCGGACTCACTTTTACCCTCTTTACGGGTCCAAGCTGCGGATTTTACCCCACCGCCTTTTTTATAATATGCCCGCATACCACGCTCCTAGCTGTAGAAAAACGTAATGGCGGTGATGTTTGTAGCCGCAGAAACGTATACATCTGAACTACAACGAATCCCGTCATCAGGAATGTTTACAGAGTGTGAGTCTGACGCCAGAAAGTCTAAATCCAACACAGTCGTGCCACCGCTACCATTAGTAACTGTAAGGCGTCCTGCGCCACCGCTATTCGTCAAAACTTGTACCTGACGAACACGTGCTGGACCTACACCCAACGATCCTGCGCCTGCTACACGTTTGGTTAATACATCAGAAGACATGTGCTAGCTTCCTTTCTTAACGGAAGAACTTTTTGCCGTTTTCTTAGGTTCTATCTTTTTAATGGGCGTACCATCAGGATTTAACCCGCGAGCTGCAAGTTCTTCCTTAGAGGCTGGTTTGAATCTACTCATAACCCACCTCCTTACGATGCTGCGATTGTAGCACCAGTGTCAGAACGCTTCCAGTTTGTTCCGTCAGAGAAAGCCAAGATAGCGGAACCTGCGGCACCATTTGACACAAACACAAGCGTGCCTGCGCCTGCAGAAGAAGCTGATGGGGCGTTAGCTACGGTGTAGGTTGGTACTTTGATATCGCCAATAAAGCCAGCGGTTGAGGTCACTGGACCTGAAAAGGTGGTGTTCGCCATGAATATGTCCTCACATGCGAGTTAAGTGGATCTGTCTGCATGTC